GCCGCCAGCGCCCCACTCGGCACGGTCACGGCCGGTGGCGGAGGCAAGTCGGCCTTGGTGTCGAGCAGCCTGGTGAAGCTTCGCGGCACCAGCACGGCGGCCGGCGCAGACGAGCCGCTGCACACGATCAGCGCCGGAGGGCTGCATCACGCGGAGGTGCGCGCCTTCCTGCTGGCGTACTACGGCACCGATCAGGACCAGACGCCCGGTACGCCACTCGCAACCGTGACCAGCCGCGACCGCTTCGGCCTGGTGACGATCCACGGCCAAGATTACGAAATCGTGGACATCGGCCTGCGCATGCTGGCGCCGCACGAGCTGTACCGCGCGCAGGGGTTCCCGGCCGACTACGTCATCAACGAAATCCCGGATCCGGAGCTGCTGTTCGTGGGCGGTGAGCAGGTTGACGGTGATCCGCTGTCGCTGCCGCGCATCCCCCTGACCAAGTCGGCCCAGGTGCGCATGTGCGGCAACAGCGTCTGCCCGCCGCTTTCTGAGGCGCTCATCCGCGCGAACTTCGCGCACGAGCGTCAGATTACCGGGAGGGCCGCATGACCTACATCCGCCACTCCGCGCCGCGTTGTGTCGCCTGCGGCCGCCCGCGAGGGCGCGCCCACCGCGCCGACTGCCGCCTCGCCCAATTCACTATTCGGAGGGCCGACCATGGCCAGCAATAACACCACCGGCCGCGCCAAGCGTGGCACCGCCTCGTACGCTGCCGGCGAATACCTGCACAAGCACGGCGCACTGACCCCGCACGCACTGTTCGCGGTGGTCGACATGGGCCACAAGGCCGGGCATCAGGAAGACACCTTGCAGCGCGGGATCCGCAGCGGCTGGCTGGTGCAGCAGGACGATGGAAAGATCAGCATCAGCAATTTCGCCCGCGTGCACTACGATCAGCTGGAGGGCGAGAAGGTCCGCCCGGCTGGAAAGGTGGCAGCGTTGCGCGAGCCGACGAGCGTGTTCACGCGCCCGGCGCTGAGCAAGAAGCACATCCCGAACCCGCGCGGCCTGCGCCAGGACATCCCGGCATGGTCGGTGCGCGAGAAGGCGTCGTTCAAGAGCCTGGGCGGAGGTCAGTCGTGAGCGTCCAGGTGAAAGAGCGTCCGATCCTGTTCAGCGGCGCCATGGTGCGCGCGCTGCTCGACGGCAGCAAGACGCAGACGCGGCGCGCGCTGCGCAACCAGGTCGCGGCGCCAGCGGTCATGCAGATGGCCGGCCCGGGCCACGCCGAGATCGTGAACGAGCACGGCGTGCGCATTCCTAGCTGGGCCTGCCCCTACGGCCAGCCCGGCGACCGCCTGTGGGTGCGCGAGACATGGGCGCCACATCCTGACTTCACGGCATCGTCGCACTACGCTGTCTACCGTGCGGACCCTGAATGCGAGCACGACGTCGAGCGCTGGCGTCCCAGCATCCACATGCCGCGCTGGGCCAGCCGCATCCTGCTGGAGATCACCAGTGTGCGCGTCGAGCGGCTACATGACATCGGCAGCGAAGAAATCGAGGCCGAGGGCGTCGTGACATCGGTCGTCGACATCATGCAGCACGGATGCCGCGCACGTGTGCTGGACTGGCAGCGGCTGTGGGAAGGCATCAACGGCGCCGGTAGCTGGGACGCCAACCCCTGGGTGTGGGTGGTCGAGTTCAAGCGGGTGACGCCATGAGGCCGAGCTTACTTCACAAACCTCTGAAAGCCGGAGTAGGTCGGCACAACTTCGCAGTCGTACTGCATGTCTTGGATGGCGTCGGTGTGCGCACTGGTCAGGGTGAATCCGGCGAACGCAATCCCTTTGATATCGCCGCCGCGGGCGCCTTCCGGATAGGCGCAGAAAGCCATTCCAGGCGTGTAGTTTCGGTGCTGCTGCAGGCGTTCATTCAGCTCCGCTATGTACTGATCTCCGGTCAGTTTGCGCTTCTTCATGGTCGCTCCAGTGCCAAAAAGGACATCCTAGCATGATGCGCCGCTCACCCCTCAATCAGGGTAAGCCCCTGCAGCGCAAGACGCCAATGGCGCGCGGTACCGGCTTCAAGACTCCGACCGCCGGCGCTGGCCTGTTGCGCGTTGCCGCGGTCCAGGCGCAGGCCCGGGCCCGCGAGCCGAAGGCGCTGAAGCTGCCGAAGCCGATGAAGTCGCGCGGCATGAAGGGCCGCCCGCCAACCGCCGACGAAGCGCGGTTCATGACCGCGATCGCAGCCCTGGGCTGCGTCGCCTGCCGAAAGGACGGGCGCCACGAGCCGGTCGTGAGCATCCACCACATCGACGGACGGACGAAGCCCGGCGCGCACTTCCTGGTGCTGCCCCTGTGTGGCCCGCACCACCAGCAGGACGACACGGACCTGCGCAGGCGCATCAGCGTGCACGGCCGCAAGGCGACGTTCCAGGCGCGCTACGGCACGCAGCGGGAGCTGCTGGCCGAGTGCATCGACATGATCAGAAATAGCGAGACCGCGACGGTTGCAGCCGGCGCGGCCTCTGAACAAATCACAGTGGAGTAATTATGTCTGCCAATATTTTAAGCGACTACAACGAGTTTCTCCGGAAGAAGATCAAGCTCGCGCCGCGCAAGGGTTTCGACGTGGCGCTCGAGCAGATCAATCCAGGCCTCAAGCCGCACACCCGCGACATCGTCCGGTGGGCCCTGCAGGGCGGCCAGCGCGCCATCTTTGCATCGTTCGGCCTCCACAAGACCAGCACCAACCTCGAGGTGATGCGCCAGATCGGCATCCACCGGGCGTGCTTGCGCCTGATCGTGCTGCCGCTGGGCGTGCGCCAGGAATTCACCCGCGAGGTGGCGAAACGCTTCACCGGCGACTACGCGGTCGACCTGAAGTTCATCCGCTCCGACGATGAGATCGGCGGTACCGATACCGTCTACATGACGAACTACGAGAGCGTGCGCGACGGGAAGGTCGACGTCCGCCGCTTCGGCGCCGCATCGCTGGACGAAGCGAGCATCCTGCGCAGCTTCGGCAGCAAGACCTATCAGGAGTTCCTGCCGTTGTTCGACCAGGTCGAGTTCAAGTTCGTGTTCACGGCCACGCCGAGCCCGAACCGCTTCAAGGAGCTGATCCACTACGCCGGATTCCTGGGCGTGATGGACACCGGCCAGGCGCTGACCCGCTTCTTCCAGCGCGACAGCGAGAAGGCGGGCAACCTGACCCTGTACCCGCACAAGGAAACCGAGTTCTGGCTGTGGGTGGCCAGCTGGGCGTGCTTCATCCGGCGCCCGAGCGACCTGGGCCATTCGGACGACGGCTACGACCTGCCGTCGCTCGAAGTGCACTACCATGAGGTGCCGAGCGACTACGAGGCGGCCGGCAACGAGAAGAACGGCCAGGGCCTGCTGATCCCGAACGTGGCCATGGGCCTGTCGGCCGCCGCCGGCGAGAAGCGGCAGAGCCTGGGCGCGCGTGTCGCCAAGGTGGCGGAGATCGTCGGCGCGGCGCCGGACGACCACTTCGTGATCTGGCACGACCTCGAGGATGAGCGTCACGCCATCCAGGCCGCGCTGCCGGAGGCGGTGAGCGTGTGGGGTACGCAGCAGCTGGACGAGCGCGAGCAGCGCATCGCCGACTTCAGCGACGGTAAATTCAAGCTGCTGTCGACGAAGCCAATCATCGCCGGCAGCGGCTGCAACTTCCAGGTGCACTGCCACCGCGAGATCTTCGCCGGCATCGGGTTCAAGTTCAACGACTTCATCCAGGCCATTCACCGCGTGCAGCGCTTCCAGCAGACGCACCCGGTGCGCATCGACATCATCCACACCGAGGTCGAGCGCGCCGTGCTGGCCGAACTGCAGGAGAAGTGGCGCAGGCACGACGAAATGCAGGAGAAGATGGGCGAGATCATCCGCACCTATGGCCTGGATCAGCTGTCGATGCAGGACAGCCTGGCGCGCACCATCGGGGTCGAGCGGCACCTGGTCAAGGGCGAGCGCTTCGCCGTTGCCAACAACGACTGCGTGCTCGAGGCGCTCGAGCAGCCGGAGAACTCGGTCGGCATGATCCTCACGAGCATCCCGTTCGCCAACCACTACGAGTACACGCCCAGCTACAACGACTTCGGCCACACGCAGGACAATGCGCACTTCTGGGCGCAGATGGATTTCCTGACGCCGCAGCTGCACCGGATCCTGCAGCCGGGCCGCATCTATGCCTGCCACGTGAAGGACCGGATCAACTTCGGCAATGTGACCGGCGCCGGCGTGCCGACCGTCAGCCCGTTCCACGCCGAGGCGCTGTTTCACGGCATGAAGCATGGCTTCGACTACCTTGGCATGATCACTGTCGTTACCGACGTGGTGCGCGAGAACAATCAGACCTACCGCCTGGGATATTCCGAGGTGTGCAAGGACGGCACGAAGATGGGCGTCGGCTCACCGGAATACATCCTGCTGTTCCACAAGCCACAGACCGACCGCAGCCGCGGCTATGCCGACGTGCCGGTGACCAAAACCAAGCCGCTGTGCCAAGGCGACGACGGTGAGGCGGTGGGTTTCGACCGCAAACTGCCGCCACTGCCGGGCACTGGCTACAGCGTGGCGCGCTGGCAGGTCGACGCGCATGCGTTCTGGCGCTCCAGCGGCGATCGCCTGCTGAGCGCGGAGGAGTTGGCCAGCTTCGGGCCGGGCAAGCTGGCCAAGATGTTCACCGAGCTGTCGCTGGCCAACGTCTACGACTACGAGTTCCACGTCCGGGTGGGCGAGGCCATGCTGGCGAACAAAACGCTGCCGGCGACCTTCATGAGCCTGGCGCCCGGCAGCGCCGACCCGATGGTCTGGCACGACATCGCGCGCATGCGCACCCTGAATGGCGAGCAGTCGGCGCGCGCGGTCGAGAACCACGTGTGCCCGTTCCAGATCGACATCGTGGACCGCCTGATCAGCCGCTACAGCAACCCGGGTGACGTGGTGTACGACCCATTCTGCGGCCTGGGCACGGTGCCGGTGCGCGCCATGAAGCTGGGCCGCCGCGGCGCCGGTTCGGAGCTGAACCCGGCGTACTTCGCCGACCAGGTGCACTACTGCCGTGCGATGGAGCGTGAGGTCAGCATGCCCACCCTGTTCGACTTCGAGGCGGTCGACGCTGGCCAGCCGGAGCGGGAGGCAGCGTGAAAAAGCCGCGCAACAAGAAGTATCGCCCGCGCCCGGTGGCGCAGGCTGGCGGCCTGAACGCGATCGCCAAGTGCGTAGCGCGCGGCCAAGGCGCTGCTCCGCTCGCTGGCGACCAGCTGGCCGACCTGGGCCTGGCCTACTGGCTCAGCCTCGAGCAGCTGCGCACCGGCGTCGCCACCGAAGAAGCTTGGTCCTGCGTGGTAACCGCGCTGAACATCGCCATGGCCATGACCGAAGCCGACATCGGCGCCGAGCACGAAAAGGCCATCATCCGCGCGCTGGACGGCGCGTTTCGCGCGAAAACCCGGAGTGCCACGAGCGGTAACTTCCGCCTGGACGGCGACGCCATGCGCGACATCGAGGCTGCGCTGACGATCCACGACGCCCAGATGGAAGTGGCGACGCGCGCCGAGACGGTAGCCGCGCTGCAGCTGGTGCGCCGGCGGGTGGATGAGGGTCACGTCTACAGGGATGCCGCCTGACGCGGCGCCAACGATAGAAAGGAAAACAACATGGGAAGCATGCTCACACTGCAAACCGCCGGCGCTGGCGCGGTAGACGTCACGATGTCGAGCCGCGAAATCGCCTACCTAGTCGAGAAGCGGCACGACAACGTTCTGCGTACGATCGAAAACCTGTCAGCGCGCGGCGCGATCGCACTTCCTCAATTTGAGGAAGTGCAGAACGACGGACCTGGCCCGAAGATAATCGGCCAGTTCCGCGTCGGCAAACGCGACTCGTATGTGATCGTGGCGCAGCTGTCGCCTGAGTTCACCGCGCGCCTGGTCGACCGCTGGCAGGAACTGGAGTTGGCCGCGCCGGCGCCAGCCCTGCCGCGCACGTTCGCCGAGGCGCTGCGCCTGGCCGCCGACCAGCAAGACGTGATCGCCGCCCAGGCCGAGCAACTGGCCGCTGCCGCGCCGGCGCTGGACTTCGTCGAGCGCTACGCCGACTCGACCGGCACGAAAGGCTTCCGCCAGGTGGCCAAGCTGCTGCACGCGAAGGAAAACGAATTCCGCTAGTTCCTCCTCGACCAGAAGATCCTTTACCGCTTGGCCGGCGAGCTGACGCCGCACGCGCAGCACATCGCCGCCGGCCGATTCTGCGTGAAGGCCGGCACCGCCCAGGTCAGCGGCCACGCCTATAACACTGCGCGCTTCACCCCAAAGGGGGTGACCTGGGTCGCAGGCGAGTGGGCAAAGCATCAGGTGTCGCGGCGCCAGCGGGAAGGGGAGGCGGACCATGCGTGACTACTCCCCACTGCGCGGCCTGGCCGCCGGCGCGCCGACTGTGCATCTGAAGTCGTCAACGGTGGTCGAGTTGCTGGACGAGCTGGACCGCCTGCGCGCCGGTGGCGCTGCGCCTGCCAAGGTGAGGCGCAACGACTACCCCGCGGACTTCGAGGCCGTCTGGGAGGTGTATCCATCGCGCCCTGGCGACAGCAAGAAGGCAGCGCATAAGGCCTGGGCCGCGCGCCTCGGCGCCGGTGCTGCGGTGGCGGAGATGCTCGCTGGCGCGCAGGCCTACGCCGCCTTCGTAAAGGCGATGAAGATCGAGCCGATGTACATCCTCCAGTCCGCCACCTTCTTCGGACCCAGCGAACGGTACGCAGCTGACTGGACGCCGCCGGAGATGCAGAAGAGGTCTGGCGCCGGCAACTGGTGGGCGAGCGACTCGACCATCCTGGCCAAGGGCGCTGAACTGGGCCTGTCGCCGCGATCGGGCGAATACATGGGGCAGTTCAAGGCACGCATCGAGGCCGCAATGGATCCGGCAATGGCGCCGCCAGCGACCGTTTCGCCGATCCGCCCGCTGTCCGCGCCGTCGGCGCCGGCCCAAGCCGAGCAGCGCGCGCGCAAGCCTGACGGAATCGGCTCGCTCAAGGACCTGGTTCGCCGCGAGCCGCCGCCAGCGCGCGCCGCATGAGCGAGCAACCGTGCGCCCTATGCGGGTATTTCAAGATGAAGGAATACCCTGATCACGCGAAGGTGGAGCTTGGCCGGTGTGTGGGGCGTGCCAGCGGCCGCGTTGACGAGATCAATTCCTTCGTGCCTTGGAGTAGGCGGGCGTGCGAGCGATACATGTTGGCGCCCAATGCAGTTAAGCGGATGGCCTGGATAGAGAAACGGAAGATGTCCGAGCAAAACAACCATGCAGCACAGTTACAAAAGAAAGGATGAAATGCACTCAGCAACAATTGTCGTCACCCTTCCATTCCCAGACCGTCGGCTTAATCCCAATAATTCGAAGGGGAGGCATTGGGCCGCGACCGTGGCGCTACGCAAAGCCGCACGCGTGGGCGCCGCTCAACTCACTCGGGAGGCCGCGATCGCGCCCCAGTTTGAGCCCGGGCAGGAGCTTTCCTTGGTGATCACGTTCGTCCAGCCGGACCGTCGCGCGCGTGACCGGGATAACCTGCTTGCCGCTTGCAAGCCGATGCTCGACGGCGTCGCTGATGCCCTGGACGTGAACGACAGCCAGTTCGAGCCGGTCACGATCCGACGCGAATACGGTAAGAAGCCGGGCGCTGTTTTGATCGAGATAGGCGGAGGGGTGAGCAAATAACGAGAACCGCCTACCCGCCATTGCGCAGCCGCCCCGACCCACAATAACGTCAGGTGCTCGGCACTGTCGGGTTTCTAACCTGGAGAGTTAGCATTGGCTCGTGGTGCATCATCCGCCGCGTATTTCCCGATAGGACACGTGATATGACACTCTGTGGGATGCGCATCTCATCGAGGAAGGCGCGAGCGTAATCGAGGCTGTGAGCGCGGGCGAGAACGATCCCAACGTCGACAAGCATTTGGCAGTGCGTGTCCCGTCGATCATCGGCGTAGGGTTCCATGATTAATGGAGCTTCCGTAACACAGATATCAGTGAGTCGCCGAGTGATTCAAGCAAAAACGGCTTTACGACAAAAGCGTCCACTGAAGGGGCGAGGTGCCGCGAAAGAGAACCAGAAGCAACCAAAATTACCTTGATGTTCGACTGTATGGTCTTTGCCGCTGCAGCATAGCTCAACTCAACACTTGTAGATGATCGCGCAGTGACAATAAGTGCATCGAATTCGATGCCACTCATCACCCTTCGCGCACGCTCAAACGAATTGACCCCAAGGACTCGATAGTCTATTGCTTCTAGCATCGCGCAAATCGTCCTACGGGTCACGCGGTCTTCTTCGACTAGTAGGATAAGGGCTCGCATTGGGTGGCTTTCAGTAGGTCAATGATCAAGCTTACGCTGATGACAACTGAGGCACGGCCCAACCAATAAATACATCCTAAGAGTGCACACTTTGTAGTCATCACTTGGTACGCTCAAGGCGTCATTGGCTAGGCGGGCTCAAGACCGGCACCATGAACGAGACCGAGACCGCCTACGCCGCCACGTTAGACGCCCGGCGCCACGCCGGCGAGGTGGCCTGGTTCAAGTGCGAGGGCATCAAGCTGCGGCTGGCGGACAACACCTTCTACACACCAGACTTCGCGGTCATGCTGGCCGATGGCGTGCTGGAGATGCACGAGGTGAAAGGGTTTTGGCAAGACGACGCGCGGGTGAAGATCAAGATAGCTGCCGACATGTACCCGCTGCGATTTGTTGCAATCCATGCCCGGCCTCAGAAAATTGGCGGCGGCTGGGAGTTGGAGGAGTTCTAGTTCATGACCCTGACGCGTTGACAAAGGTGATGTCTGGTACTTCGCTTTTCAGATCAGCGGTAAGCGCGCCAGGCTGAGCTTTGCTACTACGGTGAGCTACTTGAAGAATTCGTCTGCGAGGCAGGCAAAGGCATCGAGAGCGGCCCGTGGCGATGTGGCGGCACGGGCCGGATTTTTATTTGGCCGCCCGCTGCTTGCGACGGCGCGCCATCCATCCCATCATCGCGAGCGCAGGAAGCAGCAGGGCACCCGTGCTAGGTTCAGGGATTTCAGCCGCGTCCAGCGTCGTCAGCGATCCGGCGGTGATCATCCGAAACGTGCCGCAGTTCATGCACTCGTAACTGGTTGCGGGGAAGAGCGCAAATTTGCCCCCAAGCGAGTCCAAAGGAGCTGCGAATGAGAAGTTGAAGTACCTCTCACCAGTATCGGTGAACAGGATGAAGTTGTTCGGACCGGCGCCGCCGCCGAAGTACAGCCCACTATTACTGTCGTTGTAGGTAAATTTGCTCAAAGTACCTTCAAACGTCGACACACTAAAACTGGTGTAATTTCGGGTGGTGGAGTCCATGATAAGCGAACCGGTGGCAGTAGTACCGTCAGAAAATTGCACGCCCGACAGCGTCCATGTCATCAGCGCAGCTTGGGCCGGCAACGCTGCGCCCAGCATCAGAGTTGAAGCAACGATTGCCACGCGAAGTTTATTTATATTCATGATATCCCTAGTGTTATTTTCTCGGGCCGAATTCAGGCCAGTGTTTCCTAAGTAAAGCAACCCTCGTGCCATGCTGTACTCTTGCCTTATTAATCAACAACATATGATGCTCGAAGAGGATGGTAGTTGGCGGTATGTAAAAATTATCGACAGGCAATTCGCTTAGTTACGTCAATCCTCAGCGCCTCACCCAATCGCGACGGCCCTTTACCAGTTCGACCGATACTCTGCATGACCGTTGGAAAATAGAAGCCAGGGCGTAGTTGCAACTTGGAAAATCTCGGACGCAGCTCAACCGTTCGTTCTTGCTGGTAATCTCACGGAAATTCCACGGAGAAACCATGTTCGCCTAGCGCTACCTCAACGCACTTAGCACTTCTAACCTGCAGGACGACGACCAGCACCACCAGACCGAGCCGCTCGTGGCGGCGGCTCTGGCCGACCTGTCCGGCGGATCGGGCGAGCTGTTCGGCACTATGCTGCTGCGTGCAAAGATCGCGGGCGTTCCGCGCCAAGCCATCGAGAGCAATGCACACGACCTGGGCGTGCTGCTGCGCATCTGGACGCGCGATGTGGCTCACAAGGGCTTCACGCGCAAGTGGATCAACATCAAGCACGAGTGGGACATTGGCGCGGCGTACGGCATCTACAAAAAGATCGCTGTACATTCGCTGGCGCACTGGCTCGGCGGCGAATGCAGCGCGTGCAACTGCACGAAGCTCATCGAAGGCCGCGCATGCACACACTGCGCCGGCACCGGCCGCGAGCCCATCCAGGGCGGCACGCTGGAGCGCGAGCACATCGCCGATATGGTGTCCGAGCTGGAAGGAATGTACCAGGCGCACAGCGCGCGCGCCGGCGCCAAGATGCGCAGGGCAGCATGATGTCGCGCCACCGTTTGGGACCCGGGTTGGTTGCGGCAGTACTCGTTGTTGCGCTGGACCGGATGGTGGCGAGAGAAATTGGCGGCTCTTCGGAAATAAGTAATCCACGCGGCCTACCCGCGCGATCAAGGCCCGTTGACCCCGTTCCAGTTTGGCACATGCCGCGCGCGCGTCCAGATCCTCGGCCATACTTGAAACAAAAGAAGGGACGCACTGGCCCGATGTAAGTAGCTGGTGCGCCACACTCAGCAGTATTGCAAACCGCCGAGACTGGGCGTAAACTACAGTCTTCACAGTTCCCTCGATCCACGTAATGCGCGCTTCGGCGCCAACGTCACCCGAGGCAGTCGAGCAGTCCAGCCAGCAGTAAAGCCGGCGCTCGTCTAGAAAAAGGCTCACCATCTCGGTGGGCCTTTTTCGTTTCCGGCCCACTTGTCAGATAGACCTGGGGCCGATCAGCCCCACCTCATCCGATGCCGGGGCAACCTACACCTGACGAGGTGACCCATGCAGCCGTAGCCCACACTGAGCCTGGTCATCACGTAGAAGCGCGACGAAACGCGCACGGGACCTGATCTGCCCGAGAAGTGCCGGAGCGCCCGCCCAGCCAGACTTCGAAGACGGCGCACACGCACACACGAACATGACCTGGCATTGGCCAGCACAGGCGAGCGCCTCAACGGCGCGCCAACGCTGCCGGACGCTGTACCCGGCAACCAGATACAGGCATCGATCTGCGGTGGCATCAGAAATCCAGTTGCTCGAAGGTGATGCCCAGCGCGGCCGCAATCTTCTCAATGCTCGAGCGCCGCAGCGTTTCGCTGGCCTCCTGCTTTGCATACGACGACTGTGCGATGCCGAGACGCTCAGCGACCTCGGCTTGGGTCAGTCGCAAGTGTTCGCGCCATGCTCGCACCGGCGTGGCGCCATCCACCGTGGCGCTCACCACCTCATGCGGGATGGTGCCCTCGGCGCGGGATTTTTTGTATTCCTCGTAGGGGATGACGACGAAGGCCGGTTTCCCGTCCGGCCCGTTGATGATCTGGATATTAGTAGGTGCGTTCATCGCGTTTGCTCACTTCGTTGATTTCGACAATCTTGATTTGACCATCCCAATCGAACAACACCCTGTAGTTGCCAACCCTGAGTCTGTAGCCGCTTGAGTGGTTCGTCAGGGCTTTGACGTTCTGGCTGTTTGGCATCGTCTCCAGCTTCGTCACCGCATCGCGGA